GATCTACACCTCTCTATTCGTCGGCAGCGTCAGATGTGTATAAGAGACAGACCTAATAGGTACTAAACCTGAAGTTTACTCCCACTAAACTCCGTAGTCCAGTAATACTATACCAAGGTTTAGCTAGATCGAACTGAAGTATAGTGGGGCTGTATTTGACTTACTTTGACCAAGATGCAATAACCATAAAATAACATAAGAAATAAAACAAAAAAAACAAACAAAATATTAAAAAAAACACTTGCAAAGTCGGACAAACTATGCTATAATGAGTTTATCAAAAGCAAGGAGGAAACGGGAAATGAAAACGTACAGTGCAATTGTTAAAGACGGAAAGCGGGTTGTGATTATCGAGAATCAGGAGTACCGAACGAAAGCCGAATTTATCCACGATTTGAGACACAACGGATACAAAGTGAACCCAGCGAAGGTAAAGGACTCTAACGTTTTTACATATATCATAACGCGAACGAATTGTAACCCTTGGGACTGGCGCATAAACTCGTTGCCTGTTAAGTGAAGGAAGGAGGACATAAGCTATGAAAACCTACACACAGCAGGATTTTGAAGCTCTCGTGCGCGATGAGAACGGCTATCTGTATTGCCAAGCTGGGCAACCGGCGTGAGATGGGAGGGACAGATAATGTATTATGAGTATTATGTTAGAACTCCGCAAAATAAAATTTGGCTCTTTGTACTTCCGGGCTATTACGAATTTGACATTATGACCCAGGACGCGAACGACCGAAAGTCGTTTTACACGATTGCTCGAAACGAAATCGCGTTTGCGCAAAAGCTGCTAATGATGGGATGCCGGTCTTTGACCATCACAGAAATGACAGACTGCCTTACAACACGCAGGAGACAGGTACTTGACGACATGATGTGCAAATACGGTACACTTTATAGGGAGGGCTAATCATGGGATACAAGAAAGACGGCTGGTTGAAGGTGCATGGAATGGACATCTACGCGGTAGGAGGTATTGTGAAGAAAGGGATTGTCTACGGGGAAATGGTCTATCCCTATAAGCTTGTGGGCCGCGAGTGGTTGCGACGTGATAATATCACCGTAGAAGCCCTTGCAAAAGGCTATAAACGGGGCAACATCGACATGAAGTGACGCGATGAAGAAGGAGGGCTACCATGCCAAAGCGTACACCATCAACACGCAACCCTCTCAAATATGATCGTGAATATTACACCCCCGCCGCAATAGCGGGGGAGTATAGTATGACGCGGGTAGCGGCACGGGCCGAATATTCCCGCCTGCGCAAAATCGCGCAAGACCGACTTAGGAGAATAGGAAGAGACGCGCTGTATTCGCAGTTCGAAATCTATCAGCGAAATAAAACCCGGTTTAAGGCCCCCTCTAAAGTAACGGAAAAGGAGCTTCCCGGCTTACTTTCCGAAGTCGCGGCCTTCCTGTCTTCATCGCGCTCAACCCTTAGCGGCCTAAAGGCCGAGCGCGAAAGCGTAATCAACAAAATCGGATACCGTTACGGCGTTGACCTGCGCGTCGATGACGAATATCTAATGTTTACGAAATTTATGGAGGAATACCGTTCAAAGAAGCTTGACAAACTTTACAGTTCTGAACGCGCACTAGCATATTTCCGCGAACACGACGTACGAAGTGTGAAGAACGCAATACGTGAATTTAGGAGGGCAATGCGCAGGGGCGATACGCCTAAAACGTTGTCCGAATTGTCTGCCGAAGAACGCGCAAAATTACGCGCCCCATTTAGGCCGGATGAAATCGAATAGAAACGGGTGAATGTATGGAGCTTTCAGAACTCGACACAAAAATCTTGTACATGCCCGAAAAATTATCCGAAATAGAAGCCTGCTTACGTACCACAATTTTAGACGCCCCGCTCTGCAAACGCCGCCGGGGGAACACAGGAAAGAGCGCCGAATCGCGTCAGCGGCGCTTTCTTTCTCTTACGTCGGCTTTCGACATCGAAACGACGACGATCACGTTCCCTTCGTTGGAAAGGCGTCCCTATTATCACGCCATTATGTATATATGGCAATGGCAAATAGGTGAGAAAATAACCATCATAGGCCGCTTATGGTCGGATTTTCTGAAGGTCAAAAAAATCATTCTCGAGTGCTTGAAAGCGCGCGGCCCGAAAATATGTATGGCAATATATGTTCACAATCTGTCCTTTGAATTTCAATTTCTGAGCGGCATTTATCCGTTTAACCCCGAAGACGTTTTCGCCGTGAAAAGCCGTAAAATCCTAAAGTGCGTGATGAATGGTGTGATAGAATTCCGCTGTTCCTACTTGCTCACAAATAATTCGCTAGTCAAATTCTTATCAAAAATGCGTGAAGCCTTTCCATCAGCCGGAATTATAGACAAACTATCGGGAGAAGAGTTTAATTATTCGAAAACCCGCTACCCATGGACACCGCTAACAGAGCAGGAGCTATTGTATAGCGTCGTAGACGTGTACTCCCTCGTCCGTGCTCTGAACGCAAAAATGATAGCAGACGGGGACACGCTTGAAACAATACCGCGTACATCGACCGGATATCTCCGGCGCGACGTAAAGCGGGCATTACATCCAAAAAGTCAATATTTGAAAACGCTATTCCCAGAAATCGAATTGTACACCGCACTGGAAGAATCCTTTATGGGCGGCTTCGTACACGCGAACTATCATTATGTCGGCATCATCCTGCATAACGTGTATTCTGACGATAGAAGTAGCTCCTATCCTGCATGTCAATGTCTTTCCGAATTCCCGCTCACCCCATTTCGCCACGACGGCCCCTTAACGGCGGCTGGTTATAACGAAATTCGGAAACAGCACAGGGCTATTGTTATGCGGTGCACGTTTGAGGGAATTAAACCGCTCGATGAGCATATGGGCATTTCTTATATCCCTAAAAGTAAGTGTCGTAATTTGGTGGGGGGGACGATAGATAACGGGCGTATTATAAACGCTGACCATCTCGAAATTACGTTAACAGATATTGACCTATGCATAATAAAAGACTTATACACATGGGATGCCCTCTATATAACGGACTCCTTTTCCTCTCGTTACGGGGCGCTCCCCTCTGAATGGTTGGATATCATCAAAACCTGCTATAGAGACAAAACAGCCCTGAAAGGTGTCGATGGCCAAGAATATTTTTATAACCGTCAAAAAGAAAAGACAAACTCGAACTACGGTCTATCCGCGCAAAAACCGGCCAAGCCGACCATCGAATACCGATCCGAAAAAGAAGATGTATTTTGCGAAAAGGAAGAATCAACCGAAAGCCTGCTGGCATCCGCAAAACCGACCGTCCCGTATCAATGGGGAGTGTGGACGACCGCGCATGCCCGGTATGAGTTATGGCAGTCTTTAAAACTGAGTGGAAATAAAACCGTGTACTGGGATACGGACAGCGATAAGCACCTCGAACCGTTAGATCTTACTGCCTATAACTCTGCACTTGCCGCAAAGAGTGAATCCCATGGGTGCAGCGCCACTGACAAACACGGCAACCGTCATCATATGGGGGTGTATGAAAACGATGGAGTTTATGACGAATTTATTACATGGGGCGCGAAGAAGTACGCCTATATCGCAAGAGATAAAGACGGGGATCCTTATCTGTCAATCACGATTGCCGGAGTGAATAAAAAGAAGGGCGCTGAAGAGCTAGTACAAGCGGCGAAAGAAGATATAAAAGCAACGGGCCAGGATCCCTCCACCCTTCCAAAAGCAGACGTCCTTCATTACGCTCTCACGCTCCTTAAACCTGGCTTTATCTTCCGGGAAGCGGGAGGCCAGGAACTCATCTACAACGACCATTGCAACGGGGAAATAGGATTATATAGTCCAGACGGTCAATACATCCCCATCACCAATAACGTCGCATTCATCCAAAGTACTTATGAGCTAGGCATAACATCCGAATTCGAGAAGCTTATCGAATACGCCGAATAGCGCGGACAAAAAACTTAAATAAAAGTATTGACTTTTGAGCGCGTCCAATATATAATAAACTTACAAAACAGAAAGGAGAAACACCATGTTTGAAAAGCTCATTGAAAAGTACACTAGCGAAGGTAAAGTAGCGGAAGCGCTTATTTGCGTGAACATTATGAAGCGTAAATATCCGGAAAAGATTCTTGCGCAGAAAATCAGGGCAATGCTAAGTGGGAAGATGAGCTTCTGCCCCGAAATTTTCACAGTGTACCGAGACATGAAACTTGAAGAAGAGTAAAGGAGAGATACCATGAATAAGGCGATTTTGATCGGGAATTTGATAGCGGATCCTGAAACACGCACAAATGGAGAAAGCACGAAGTTCACTTCTTTTTCAATCGCAGTAAATGCAATTAAGAAAGACACGCCTGCGTTCTTCATCCGGGTGTCGACGATAGGCAACATTGCAGACGCTTGCGAAAAATATCTTAAAAAAGGCTCAAAAGTCTGCGTGGAAGGCCGTCTTAAAAATCGAAGCTGGACAACGCAAGCCGGAGAAAAGCGGCACTCCACTGAGCTTGATGCAGAACGAGTTGAATTCCTTTCCGCACGCAAGGACACCGAACAAACTAACTAATAATTCACAGTGTTTCACGCGATTGTTTCACGTGAAACATTTTTAATAGAAAGAAGAGAATACCATGCTGAATTTTGATGTATATCAGCCGAACGGATATGTCGACATGAAAGCAATCATCCAGAGCGAATACACATTTATATGGATTTACGGTGGACGTGGAACCGGCAAAACATTCAACGCGCTTACCGCCTTTATGGATTTAGGATGGAAATATATATTCTCCCGTAGAACGCCCGCAATTCTGAACACGATTCTAGCGGGCGAAGACCTTAACCCCTTTAATAAAATCAATCAGATGAGGGGAACACATTATCAATCTTTTAAGATACCGAAAACCGACCTATACAGCGTCTACGATACGGAAATCCCTGATGGGATGGGCAAGCCCATCAAAACCGGAGAACAGCAGGCCATATGTGCGCCCCTGTCCACCTTTTCAAAAATTAGAGGGGTAGACCTTCCCGAATATAAAGCAATTCTGCTCGACGAGTTTGTCCCCGAACTCCACGAGCGCAGGTTTCGCGCACCCGGAACGGCACTTAAAAATATGTACGAGACTGTAAACCGGAACCGCGAACTCGAAGGGCATCCCCCCGTCAAGCTCATCTGTCTGACAAACAGTAACCAACTGGGAAGCGACATCGTTCTTGAATGGAACTTGGCCCGGCCCGTCTATGAGATGGTCAAAAACGGACATTGGTACAGAGAAAACCCGCTCCCGCGCACGCTGATCATCATGCTGAAAGATTCACCGATCAGCGAAGCGAAAAAACACACAGCCCTTTATGAAGTATCGCAAGGAACAGACTTTTACGAAATGTCAATAGAAAACGAATTCGCTTATGACGAGCCGTCAGAAATCCGTTCGATACCGCTCAACCAGCTAAAACCGATCGTTAATGTTGGAGAAATTACCATTTATCTAATAAAAACCCAAAGAAAATATTACGTATCGTCCCATTATTCGGGTGCCGTGCCACGTTACGCACCGAGTGACACAAGCCTGGAGCGCTTTTGTCGTAAATATTTCTTAATATGGGAAGCCTATCTCGATAACCGGGTCGTATTTGAAGACTATATTTCCGAAATTCTATTCCGGAAATATTTTGACTAGCGGACAAGCCTTCTTGACATTTGTTTGCGGCTGTAGTATTATAATTATAGAAGCGTTGCGCATAGACCACTCCGAAAGAGAGCGCTGGGCCTGGTCCGCCCCTGAAAACGCTTTAGCCGCGTACTAAGTGCGCGGCTTTTTTAAAAAGACCTGGAAGGAGGGCGGAGCATGGATTTACAGGCAGTAAGCGACATCATTTCTCAAATCGGTTTTCCGATCGTCGCGTTCTTACTGATGGTCTGGGTTAACGTAACCGACCGAAAAGAGCACACAAACGAAACCCAAACACTCACAAGTGCGGTAAAAGACTTAACCGTCGTCATTGAAAACCTTAAAACATATCTTACGGAAAAGACAGGTGAAAATATGTGAAAGCGAAAGCATCAGAAGTCGTAACACAGGCCCGTAATGGCGGTTATTTGGGCACCCCGTATAGCAAGCTTGACTGTCAGGCGTTCGTGGAGAAGGTTCTTAAAGATTTAGGATCACTGTCCACCAACTGGTGCGGCTCGAACCATATGTTCCGGGAAGCCGTCACAAATCTGACGCGCATTGACGCATCTAACATTGATTTTATTGTGCCTGCCGCATGGCTATTTAAACACCGTTTCGACGGGGGCGAAGAAGAACGTGGTTACGAGGACGGCTTGGGCAACGCCTATCATGTCGGGCTGTATCTGGGCAACGGGGTTGTCATGCACAGCACAACAGGCGGTGTACAGACCACGGACATTTCCAACGGCTGGACACATTACGGACTATGCAAAGACATTGACTACAGCGAGTACACAGCCGTTCCGGACGCCCCAGAAGGAATCCCCGAATCAAAAATACTCGAAGCCCTCCTGAACGGGCAAATCGAACTCACCCTTGAAGGTGAAACCTTTATTGGAATATTCGAGATTTCTTCCGAACTCAAACGAAAGGAGGACGCGGAATGAATTTTGCCGGTACCATCAACGGGCACTGGGCGGGCGTGCAACCGGGAGAAGACAGCGTAGAATTTTTGTTTGCTCTTGAAGCAGGAAACTATATCCTCGAACTGAATGAATCAACCGCGCTCACCCCTACTGGCGGAACACTGACACCCACCACAGCGGCCAAGACGTACACGCTAACCGTTGCAGCTTCTGGAACCGTAAGCCTTGTCACATCTGCCGCCGCTCCGAACTTGGGTGTTTGTGAAATCGGAACCACGACCGCGCCGGGAGGTTAAAAAAATATGAAAATGGACGAAATGTTGCTCTTTCTCAGAGCGGGTTACACAAAAAGCGAAATTGAATCTTTTGAAAACGCTTCTCAGTCTCCTACGCCGTCCGGGGGCCCCGAATCCCCGAACGTCTCGGAGCCTATGCAACTGGCGAATTCGTCCACCGCCCCCCGCGCGATGGGAGACGGTAATACCGGGAAGACCGAGATTACCGGCGCGACCGCCCCCAGTGGGGGAAATACAGGGAGCGCAGAGAAGAAAGAGAATGCAACCTCGAATTTTGAGGAAATGCTGAAAGCTGTGATGAACGAAATCACAGATATGAAAAAAACCATGCAGAGGACGAACCTTAACACAAGGACTGTTGACACGCTCCCACCGGACACGGAAGAACAGCTTGCTTTTGATTTTGCGAACAGCGTGATCAATCCGTCAGTCAAACAGAAGGGAGATGGTAAATAATGGCAAGTGTCAATGATATGGGGTTTAACCAGGTATCGGCGGTACTTAACAGTATTTACAAGCAGGCGCTGGGCGTTACCGAAACGACCGCAATCACAAACACGCGAGACTTCATCAGTGTAGCGAACACGGTTCTTAAAGCCGGATTCGACCCGCTGATGAATGCGATCAGTCAGTACCTTAGCCGAACTATTTTCGCTGTAAGGCCGTATGATGAGAAATTCCAGATTCTTCAGGCCGATTCTATCAGGTACGGCAACCATGTGCGAAAAATCAATTATCTGTATCAGGATTTTGTGGACGAGAACGCCATGAAGCTTGTGGACGGACAGAGCATTGACCAATACACGGTCAGACTTCCGAAGGTCGTACAGACAAATTTCTATGGGCAGAATGGCTATAGCGATTATACAACGGTATCCAGAAAAGATCTTGAACTCTGCATGTCGGGGCCGGAAGAGATGAGCGCGTTCTTCTCGAATATGATGACCTCGATCAGTAACAAACAGAAGATCGCGCGTGAAAGTATGGCCAGAACCACAATTGCAAATATGGTGGCAGGAAAGACGCTGGCGGATACGACGAATGTTATCCATTTGCTGACGGAATATAACACCCTTACTGGTCTGTCACTCACGGACGATTCGATTTATCAACCGGACAATTTCCGTCCGTTTATGCAATGGCTGTATTCTCGGATTGGCAATATTTCCGACTTGATGACGGAAGATAGCGTTATCTATCATATGAATCTTGAAGCCGGAGACATCCCACGCCATACGCCGGTCGGAATGCAACGGATGATCATGAACAGTCAGTTTGTGAATATGATGCTGAACATGGGCGTGTCGAACACGTTCCGGCCGGATTGGCTCAGCAAAATCAGCTATGAAAAAACGAATTACTGGCAGAATATTAATGACCCGATGGAAATCAGCATCGCGCCCACGTATATGAATGCGAGCGGCGCACTTGTGCAGGGTGCCACGCAGACGGTTTCTAATATCATCGGTGTGATTTATGACTGGGATGCTATGGGCATTACGACTGTTAGAGAGCGTGTAAACAACACCCCGTACAACGCTGGCGGAGACTACTACAATGTGTGGTGGGGGTTCGATATCCGGTACTGGAACGACTTTACCGAAAATTGTGTCGTGCTGAAGCTCGACTGATTGTTTCACGTGAAACACTGACAAATGAATAGGGGGACAGATATGGCATTCAGTGTTGAGCTTTTCACATACTCAAAGAAGATTAACAGCACTTCTTTTCCCGCGACGGGGGGAACCGTCTTCAATTGTGAGCTCAAGGATTCGTGCTCTATCCTGTCCCCCGTTTTTATATTCCGGTTTCCGTCTTTAACATATAATCCTGTATCTTTCAATTATGCACATGTTGATATTTGGGGAAGATGGTATTTTGTAGATGACTGGGTTTTTGATGCCGGACGGTGGTACGCTTACTTATCCGTCGACGTGCTTGCAAGCTGGAAGACACAGATTGGTGCTAGCAGTCAATATATTTTAAGATCGTCTTATGATTATAACGGTTATGTCATTGATACGTTCTATCCTGCGGAAGCGGGATTCGCGTTGAACTCGTCTGAATTAGATTTGGGATGGGCGAATTCGTTGTCAGGTGGATATTATGTGATTGGCGTTATCAACAATGATGCTGGGGCCGTTGGAGCAACCTCCTATTACATCCTGACACAAGCGCAGTTTCAGACGTTGAGGGACGTGCTGATGTCAAACACGGACTGGCTTGAAATACCCGAAACGGAAATCAGTTCGAATCTTCAAAAAGCGCTTATCAATCCTATACAATACATCGCGTCCTGTATGTGGTTCCCGTTTAAACCACCAGCCGGGGCAACACAAACACGGATTCCCATGGGATGGGGGTGGACGTTTGACGTTGGTGGAAATGTGAAATATCTGTCCTCTGTGCCGTACACGGTTGGCGCAAATTGCACGGTTCCACAGCACCCACAGGCGGAAACCAGAGGAGAATATCTTAACATCTCCATGTATACTCAATATATTCTTGAGTTTCAGCCGTTCGGTCAAATCGCGTTGCCTTCCGCATGCTTTGCCGGAAGCTCCACGCTTTATGCGAATATCGCCGTGGATTGTATCAGCGGGCTGGGCTATTTGAGATTGTACACGACAAAAAGCGATAACAGTTTGATTAGTTCGTCCGTGGGGCAGATTGGCGTGCCGATCTCCCTATCTCAATTGACGCGCAATGATATTCAGGTCGCGTCTACGGTGCTCGAAAGCGCTGGGGCGATGGTCGGAGGTATCGCAACCGGGGATCCTCTGGCGGGGTTTATGGGCGTGGCACATGGTGTGAGCGGTGTGTTTGATGCGTTGCAGGAACGGCAACCACAACTTGTATCTACGGGAAGTAATGGGAGCGTGCTTTCGTTCTATCGCAATCCGAGATTAACGGCGCGTTTCCGGTTGGTGGTGGATGAGGACAACACAAACTTTGGGCGTCCGCTTTGCGAAGTCAGAACTATTAGTGAAATTCCCGGCTTTATTCTGGTTCACAATTGTGACATCTATTTTCCAGGGACGTCAGAGGAAATACGGCGCGTTGTAAACTTTATGAACAGTGGATTCTACTATGAGGGGGATGACTGATGCCTGCGCAACCACCCGCACATGACAGTTATATACACACATTTGATTATACACCCTCCCAGGCGGAACAGGAACAAAACGGTTTAGTATTCGCACAATATCTTGTTGATTTGGGGTGGAGCCTGAATGCGGTTTGCGGGGCTTTCGGAAACTGGCAGGTGGAATGCGTGATGAATACAAACCTTCCGCAATTTTCGACCTATCCTTCTAACCTATCCGGCGGTTTCGGCTTGCCCCACTGGACACCCTGGGGCGAACGGTACAAAGTATGGTGCGATGAACGAAATATTGAAAATATCGGCGCTGATGATAATCCGGGCTGTTGGCTGGAAAATCAAATTGCATACCATGACTGGGAGTGCGAAAACGGGCACCCAGGAACTGGCGGGGCAACATGGTATGCGAATCATGGATTTAGCTATACCTGGGAAGAATTTAAAGTTAGCGCGGACCCGCCCGACGTGCTGGCAGAAGCGTACTATTGGCAGTATGAGCGATCCGGCGCTATGGATCCCGGAGACCGAGGAAACCGGGCGCTGACATGGTACGAATTTCTAACCGGAAAAGTGATAAAAAGAATTCCAATTTGGTTATTATTTAACTTGAAAGAGGTGAGATAATGAATCCCCCGTATTTTTATGATTATAGAAATGCGGTTAATTCGGAAGTAAGCCCGTCAACCGTTCACTATACGGATAACAGAGCGGCGGCTTACTTTGCAAGGTATTTGCTTCAAAAGGCTATCAGCGTATTCAAGTTTAAATTCCCGGAAGGGTGGGATACAGCATATTGTCTGTATACGCTTTTTTGCCAAGGGTGGTTCGCTGTTTTTGATATGCCGGAGTTTGGTGTGATTCCGCAATACGGTTCTATCACGGGTTATGATGTGTTTTACAGGCCTTCCAAAGTGACCATTACTAATCCCGTTTTTAATGGGCCAGAAGAAAGAACGCTTAGACAGAACGCGACATTGTTCAGGCTTATGCCGGATTATGGGAACATCATGGGCATAGTGTATTACTATGCCGGTATGATGGCCACGTGCTGGGAAAATATTTATACAAATCTGTTTAACTCGAAGCTGGCTTATGTATTCGTCGCAAAGAATAAAGCGGTCGCGCAAAGCTTCAAAGCGATGTATGACAAGATCGCGAGCGGGGAACCGTCCGTGGTAATTGATAAGCAAATGCTGTTAGAAGATGGATCCGTTGGATGGCAGGCGTTTATGCAGAATGTCGGGCAGAATTATATTGTGGATAGATTGCTTGCCGATATGAGAAAGATCGAACAAATGTTCGATACCGATATAGGAGTGCCTAACGCGAACACGGATAAACGCGAAAGATTGATTTCTGATGAGGTTAGAAGCAATAACACGGAAGTTTTCTCGAAAGCGTCCTTATGGCTGGAAACAATGAGGGAGTGCGCAAAAGAGGTGGAAGACATGTTTGGGGCTGATGCGCACATTGAAATTGAATGGCGACTAGCAAGTCCGGAGGGAGGTGCCCCAAGTGCCGAACAGAGCTATTCTGGATTTTATGGGGATGGTAAATTATAGCCCTGATATTTTTGATCAGTTCGTTGTCCCGGAGGGGGTTGACCGAGAGAATGTCATTTCCAGAATCCTATTTGATACAGCGGAGCTTTGCCTTTTAATTCCGGAACCACATTCGCTACAATGGGCACTGGGCGTGTGGAGCGCAAGCAGGTTGCCCGTGTGGACTAGAATCAATGACGCTATCAATCTCGATTATGACCCGCTTGAAACGTTTACGAGTACCGACAAAGACTACTGGACGGAGACGGGAAACGGGAGTGATACGAGAAATAGTTCCGGGAATCGTAATGGAACGAGCGGAACGACTATCAATCAGCCGGGATTCAATAGCGGAGAAATGGTGTCTACTTCCGCGACGAGCGGGAATAGCGAAGAGGAAATGCAAGACCAAACAGACGGTAGCTATGATAATCATGTTGAACATATCGGGGATAGAAGTAGAAGCGGGAGAGAGGGGACAAGCGGGCAAACGCTAGTTAAGGAAAGTCTGGAAATCGCGGATAATAATGTTATTGATGTGATCGTGCAGGAAGTCAAGGAAAAGTTTTGCATCATGGTGTATTAAGGAGGGTTGAAGATGTGGTTATGGCCGTGGAGTAACACGAATGAATTGAATTTAGATTGGATTCTATGTGAAATTAAGAAAATGAAAAACGAAATTGATAACTTTGATGTGAATCTAGAAGAATATGTAGATAACTGGCTAACGAAACACCCGGAATATGTAACAACGGTGCAGGATGGAAGTATTAGCAGGCCAAAGCTAACGAATGAATTATATGCCGAACTACGACCCAGGTATATCGACGTAAAAACGATGGGGGCGACGGGAGACGGCACTACTGATGACACATCTGCCATTAATGCCGCATTCCAGGCCGCGAAAACTCAAGGGCTAGCACTATTCTTCCCGGTAGGCACATATAACATTACCGAAACAATTATCATTGATGCTCCTATTGAGATTTTCGGAAACGGGCGAGATAGTCTTATACAAAACCAGTTCGGAGAGGTTTTCCAGGCAGGTACTTATATTTACGCCCGAGATGATTTTACAAATCAGTGGATATATTATATTAATATACATGATTTAGCAATCCGTTCTTCTTCTTCCTGCATTCATTGCCGGGCCTGCTCCCGAAGCCGGTTTTACAATCTATGGCTAACTGGCTACGGATCTAGTGCCGTAGGTATCACAGTGGGAGCTTACACACATTGGAATATTTTTACAAATTTGTCAACCGAGAATTGCCGAACGGGAATAGACATCGTTGGAGAAGGGGCGAGCGCAAATTACAATGCAACCGGAAATATTTATAGTAATATCGCGATTATTGGAAATGCTCTATATGGAATTTGGTTCCATGGCCTGACGTTCGGAGACGCTGTTGTATCAAACATTAATGGTGTGCTGACAGATATCAACGCCGTGCTTGTGGAAATTGACGGAAGAGCATCAGGTTCATTCTATCATTCGCGGATTTCTGTAAATGGGCTAGATCTTGACGGCGTTGGACAGACCGTGGCTCGTGTCCGGTCGTGCTATGACGTAGTGGTGCAAAATTATGTGGTCGGTGGAAGAATTGTTCACAAACACCCACTTATTTACAATCTAACAACAGACCCAGTTCTTTATGCCACTATGCAGACGACCTCCGAAATAAATGCTGACCCGTATCCCCTGATTGAGCTCCGAGGAACGGGAACCATTACAACTATCAACGGGGGCTATTACGGACGTGAACTTAGATTGCTACCGCGAGAATCAGGTATTAGCTTAGGGACTGGCGGGAATATTCAGGTGGGAGAAACGCTAGCTCCGAATAGAATTTACAAATTGTTTTATCATTCTAACTTTTGGTGGATTGAAGAGTAATGGGCCGAAAGGCCCTTTACTTTTTATTTATGATAAATAGTTATAAGATATAATTATTTAATATGGATAGCGGTATGGGC